GGCTATCCTGGAAATGTTTGGCAAGTTCCTGCATACAACAAACACGGTAATCTTTGGATTGCTAAAGTTGCAGGTGCTGTAAAAACTAAGGATGAAGCACAGGCGATTGTTACTGCAGAGGTTACATCTTCTCAAAATGCATGGGACGCAGACACTGTTGAAGGAGAAACTGTAGAACAAGCAATTGAGAGAAAAGGTGAAAGACCTGCTGACATAACATTGGAGGAGTAAAAATTTAGATGGCTGAGTATAAAGAAATACATGGCACAAAGATTCGGAACTATACGACTAATCCCGATAATCCGATTACGGGAGAGGTGTGGTATAACGATACTGATAATGTTTTAAAGTTTCAACATCCTAATGTAACATCGGCTGGTTCATGGAGAAGTGGTAATGCTATGAACACTCCAACACAATCTGCAGGAGGAAGTGGAACATATACTGCAGCTTTAGTTTTTGGTGGATATAATCCTAGTGGAAATGATCAAGATAAAACTGAATTATACAATGGAACAAACTGGACAGAATTAAATAATCTAGCTGCTTCTTCAGCATCTATGGCAGGTTTTGGAACTTCAACATCATCAGTATCAGCAGGTTCAGCATCTCCAAGTTATTCTGCACAAACAGAGTTATGGAATGGAACTAACTGGACAGAAGTTAATGATATGAATCAAGCAAGAGGTTTTGCTGCCGGTGCTGGACCCGATGTTACTTCTGGTTTAGTTTTTGGTGGATTAGAACCTCCTACAACAGCTAAAACAGAATCTTGGAATGGAACTAATTGGACAGAAGTTAATGATTTAAATACAGCTAAATATTCATCAGCTGGAGATGGAACTGTAACAGCAGCTATAGCTGCTGGTGGATATAATCCTCCTAATAGACTTGCTAATACAGAAACATGGAATGGAACAAACTGGACAGAAGTTAATGATTTAAATACAGCTAGAAGACAAATAGCAGGTGCAGGAACCACTACATCTATGTTAGTTTTTGGTGGAGAAGATCCTGGTACTGCTTATTTAGCTGTTACAGAATTATGGAATGGAACTAATTGGACAGAACAAAATGATTTAAGCACTGGAAGATATAATATATCACGAGCAGGAAATACTTCAAATGCTTTAGCATCTGGAGGATTTAACAATCCAGCAACAAATGCTACAGAAGAATGGACAGGTGCAGGTCAACCAATCGGTGCTTGGTCTTCAGGTGTTAACGTAAACACTGCTAGAAATAGTGGAGCTTCAGCAGGTACATCAACAGCTAGTTTAATGGCTGGAGGGCAAGCTGCTCCAGGGGTAGTAGCTAATACAGAACTTTTTGATGGAACTAGTTGGACAGAAGTTAATGATATGAATAATGCAAGAAATGGTATGGGTTCTGCAGGTGCAGCTTATACTTCAGCTTTAGCTTTCATGGGAGACGATCCTTCAAGAACAGGTCAAACAGAAAGTTGGAATGGAACTAATTGGACTGAAGTTAACGATTTAAATACAGCAAGAAGACAAGGTGGAGGATTAGGAGCAGATAACACAGCAGCTTTAGCATATGGTGGAGAAACCGCACCTACTCACCAAGTAGGAGAAACAGAATTATGGAACGGAACTAACTGGACTGAAGTAAATAATTTAAATGGACATAGATTAAATTTAATAGGAGCAGGAACATCAACAGCAGGCATAGCTGCGTTTGGAAGAACTGTTAGTCCGCCATCAGATGTACCAACAGGAGAAACAGAATTATGGAATGGAACTAATTGGACTGAAGTTAATGATGGAAACACTGCAAGATATAATGCTGGTGCATCAAAAACAAGTCAAACAAATACACTAGCATTTGGTGGATATTCTGCACCAAACTATAAAGCAAATACTGAAGAATGGAATGGAGTTAGTTGGGTAGAAGTTGCAGATTTATCTACAGCTAGACAAGGTGGGTTTGGTGCGGGTACTGGGTCTACATCAGCTTTGTTTGCAAGTGGATATGAGGGAACACGTATAGTAGCAACCGAAGAATGGAGTGGTTCAACAAATACAACTAAAACAATAAGTACAGATTAATTATGACAACATACAAAGAAATACGAGGAACACAAATTGAAGCGGTAGCAACCGATCCATCAAATCCTGTTGAAGGACAAGTTTGGTATAATACAACTTCTAATGCTTTAAAAGGTCAAGCAGCAACAGGTTCAGCTGCCTGGGGTAGTGGAGGAAATGTTAATACTTCATCTAAAGCTGGTGCAGGTTTTGGTACCGCAACAGCGGCAATAAAAGCTGGTGGAAATACTGCAAAGCCAGGAGTTAGTGTTACATTAAATACAGAATTATATAATGGAAGTAATTGGACAGAGGTTAATAATCTAAACACAAGTAGGTATTCACAAGCTGGAACAGGAACTCCTACAGCTGGTATAGTGGCTGGAGGAGATACTCCACCTAAAAGTGCAGCAACAGAATTATGGAACGGAACTAACTGGACTGAAGTTAACGATTTAAATAGTGCAAGATATTTATCAGCAATGGCTGGTGCAGATAGCACTGCTGCTTTATATATAGCTGGTTATGAATATCCTGGCCCTGGAGCAGCAATATTAGTAGAATCTTGGAATGGAACTAACTGGACAGAAACAACCGATATAAATACTGCAAGATATGGAGTGCCTGGAGTTGGTACTCAAACGAATGCTTTAATTTTTGGAGGTGGTGGAACACCAGATAAAAGTACAGTTACAGAAGTTTGGAACGGTTCTAACTGGACTGAAGTCAATGATTTAAACACAGCAAGATACGTTGCTGCTGGTGCAGGAACATATACATCAGCAATATGTATTGCAGGAATGGTTAATGGTCCTCCTCCTGAAACATCTACAGGTAAAACTGAAGAATGGAATGGAACTAATTGGACAGAAAGTGCTGACTTATCAACTGCACGTTGGTCTTTATATAGTTCTTCTAGTAGTTCAAGTAGTGCTACAGCTTCTGCTGGAGAAAATTTACCTGCAATTTCTAATTCAACAGAAGAATGGTTAGCTGCAGGAACTGGAGTTACTAGAACATTTACTGACTCATAAGACTTGTAATATATTTTAAATAATATATATAAGAAAAAACTATAAAGGATAAAGCTATGAAAAAAGACGTCAAAGAAGTTATACAAGGTGAAGAACCACATTTAAATAATCTATTAACACAAGAAGATTTGTCATCATTTAAAGGTATGGTCGATGAGCTTCGTGATACATGGACCAAGAAACAAATGTTTCGAACAGAAACAGAAGCAAGGTTTTCTGTGCTACAAGATAATAGATATCCAACTAAAGCATCAAAGTATTGGCAGTGTGTTAGAGAACAGTCATCATACTTAGATAATCTTATGACATTATCATTTGACTATAGAAGAAACGAAGCAAAGATTAAATGGTTAGAAGGTAAAGTTGAAAAAGAAGAAGATGAATACAAAAAAACTAAATACAAAATAGATTTAGACGAAGCTATATTTGGTAAAGCGTCTATGGAAAAAGTTGCAAAACATAGAATGAGAGAAATTAAAATGTGGTCTAAATTAAAAGGTGAATTTAATGACGGATCATTTAATGACAAAGATGTTAATCAACATCAACTAGAATCTTATGGTATGCAATATCACGAAAAAGCAAAAACATTAAATGCTAACTCATCAGAAGCTGAAATATTTAATGTAATGGGACAACTACAATCATTACAAAGAATTAAAAAATCTGGTGAATTAGAAAGTAGTTATCAAGAGAAAGAAAAAATTGAACAACATGGAAAACCTAAAGTTTGATTTTGTATTTTTAGGTCAATCTGTTTTAAAGTATCAAGTACCTCTTGATATATTTACTACAATTAATCAGATCTACGAACAAAATTTTCATAACCTTGCACCTGCTAATGGTCAACTAGTGGGTAAAATAGAGAATGAACATTCATTGTTTTATCATGGAGCTGATCAAACAAAAATGAAAAATCATAATATGTTGCCTAGAAATGTTACGGATTATTTTATGACTATATTTAAACATTATCTAGCCTTTAATAAAATTAAAGATTACGAAACTCATTTAAATTCTATATGGGTTAATGAAATGAAACAACACGAATATAATCCAGCTCATGTTCATAGGGGTATGTTGTTTACTGGTTTATCTTCTGTAATGATTTTAAAACTACCATCAACGTATGGTAAAGAATACTCAGCAGAACATGTACAACAAAATGGTAGACTACAAATATTAGGTGCAGCTAATGGTCAGTTTGCTAAAATAGATTATCAACCACCAATGGACCTTAGAGATTTTTATGTGTTTCCTTATGATATGAGACATTGCGTATATCCGTTTAATGGAACTAATGAGACTAGACGAACTCTAGCTGCAAACTGTGATGTAAACTTTGATCCGATTAAAAACAGAGGAGTTAATTAATGGACAAACAATATTATATAGATAATCACATAGGTTTGTTTAAAAATTTTATGCCTAATGAATTAATAAATAGTTATTTAAATTATTTTAATAAATGTGAACAACAAGGTGCAGTGTATCCAAGGCAAGTAGATGAAACGTTAGTAGCAGATAATGCCATAGATACTATAAGAGATGTTAGTGTTCCAATAACGTATAATAATAAACCTTTTATAGATATGTTTTTTAACGAAGTATATCCTGTGTATGTTCAAAAATATTCTTATTTAAAAAAATTATCGACACATAATATATTTGAAGTTAAAATACAAAAAACTAAAGTAGGTGAAGGTTATCATACTTGGCATTGTGAAAATGCTTCAATGAAAGCTAGAAATAGAATATTAGCTTTTATGGTATATTTAAATGATGTAACTGAAGGTGGTGAGACAGAATTTTTATATCAAAAATGTAGATTTAAACCTGAAAAAAATATTATGTTAGTTTGGCCTGCACAATTTACACATGTTCATAGAGGCAACCCACCTTTATCAAATGATAAATATATAATAACGGGATGGGTAGAATACGGATATTAATATGATAACAGAACCACGATGGAAATCTTACATAGTAGAAACTACACAACCAATATTTACTCCTGAACAATGTCAAATGATTATTGAAGCAGGTAGAAACGAACCTAGAAATGATGCTTCTGTTGGAAGTGATAAAGGTATTAAAGGAGGAATAGTAGATACTAAAACTAGAACCTCACATATTAGTTGGATACCTTTTAAAAAAATGGGACAGATGTATCAAGATATAGAACAAATTATGAAACGAACAAATGGTAATCATTTTGGTTTTGATGGAATGACAATAACAGAACCAGCACAGTACACAGAATATCCAGAAGGAGGATTCTATGATTGGCATGTAGATAATGATGTACACTGTCAACACGAACCACCAGTTAGAAAAATATCTATGACTTGTTTGTTATCTCCTGAATCAGAGTTTGAAGGAGGAGATTTAGAATTAATAAAAGAAGGTAAAGCTGCAAAAATAAAACAAGGACACGCAATATTTTTTGCATCATTTATTAGACATAGAGTAAAACCTGTAATACGCGGTAACAGAAAGTCTTTAGTTATGTGGTTTGGAGGTACGCCTTTTAAATGATGATTAAAGCTGCATACTTTCCAACTATTATATATGCTAAAGATGTAAATTTAGACAACAGACTTTTTGAAAAAGAAGTTCTTGCCTGGGCTGATAAAGACAAAGGAGTTAAACGAACTAATATGAATGGCTGGCATAGCACAACTAACATGCATGAAATACCTGTATTTAAACCATTAGTTGATGAATTATTTAAAATGCAACATGAAGTATTTCAAGAAGAGTGGTTAGAAAGTAAAGCTCATATGGGAAATATGTGGGCAAACATAAATCCACCAGGTGGTTATAACAGACCACATTTACATCCCAATTCTCATTTTAGTGGTGTATACTATATTAAAGCACCTAAAAATTCTGGACAGATAGTATTTAATGAACCGAGGTCCACAGCACATATGGTTATGCCTCGAAGAAAAAAAGGAACACCACCTTCACATCTATGGCGAGAAGTTCGTGTAGATCCGTTAGAAGGTAGAATAATTATATTTCCTGCATGGCTTTGGCATTGTGTAGAACCAAACTTAAGTGAGGAGATAAGAATATCAGTATCGTTTAATTTTTTACAGAAAGGGTTTAATGTTTAAAGATCACAAATACCAAGTAATTAAAAAAGCATTATCTTATGATATGGCTAATTTTATATTAAATTATTTCTTACTTAAAAGAGATGCAACAAGATTTATGTATGAAAATAACATACACTCACCGTCCTCAATACTTGGAACATGGACCGATCAACAGATACCTAATACCTATTCTTGTTATGGTGACTTTGTAATGGATACATTATTAGTAAAGATGCTACCTGTAATGAAACAACATACAGGATTAGATTTGATACCGACTTATTCTTATGCTAGAGCATATAAAAAAGGTGATTGTTTACACAGACACAAAGACAGACCTAGCTGTGAGATATCTACTACTTTAAATTTAGGGGGAGATCCTTGGCCTATATTTATAGATGGTACAGGAGCTAATAATGTTGTTAACGAAAGACAAAATATTGTAAAACCAAATGCTCCAAAAGGCACAAAAGTCTTGCTTGAAGTAGGCGATATGCTAGTATATAGTGGTTGCGAACTCGAACATTGGCGAGAGCCTTTTGACGGGAACATTTGTGGCCAAGTGTTTTTACATTATAATCATGTAAACGGCCCATTTGCTGAAAAAAACAAATTTGATGGTAGACCAAAACTAGGTGTACCAGCATTTGTAAAATAGTATTATAATGGAGTCGTATGCTACAAAAGATAGGTTTTCAGCCTGGAATCAATAAACAGATAACACCCACTACAGCAGAGGGTCAATGGACCGACTGTGATAATGTAAGGTTTAGATATGGTACGCCTGAAAAAATAGGTGGTTGGAAACAGTTAGGTGATGATGCACTGACTGGAGCAGGTAGAGGACTTCATCATTTTGTAAATAGTAAAGCTAGAAAATACGCAATTATTGGTACAAACAGAATTTTATATGCATACTCAGGTGGTGTATTCTATGATATACATCCTATTAAATCTACAACAACGCTTACTAGTGCATTTAGCACGACCAACGGATCACCAACTGTTACAATAACTTTTTCTAGTCCACATAACATAGGTGAACAAGATATAATCTTATTAGATAATTTTTCTGCAATAACTAATTCTAATTATGCAGCTGCCGATTTTAACGATAAAAAATTTATGGTAACAACTGTACCAACAAGTACAACAATTACTATTACAATGCCATCTAATGAGTCTGGATCTGGTGCAACAACATCCGGTGGTATTAGAGTACAACATTATTATCCGGTTGGACCAGCTGTACAAGCACAAGGTTTTGGTTGGTCACTTGGATCTTGGGGTGGTGAAGTTGCTGGAGAACCAACAACTACATTAACTAATGGTATTAACGATACTGTAACTACTGGTATTATATTAGGTGATGTATCTCAGTTTCCAGACGCAGGTACAAACTTTATAAAAATAGATAATGAAGAAATTTCATATACAGGTATATCTGGTAATGAACTTACAGGTGTAACAAGAGAAGTAAGAGGTACAACAAAAGCTGCACACAGTGGTGGTGCAACAATTACAAGCACAACAAACTTTGTAGCGTGGGGTGAAGCAGCATCTGGTGACTTAGTTCTTGAACCTGGTATGTGGTCATTAGATAATTTTGGTGACAAAGCAATTTGTTTAATTCATGATAGTGCTGTTTTTGAATGGAACTCTGCTGCAACAAATGCAGAGACTATTAGAGCAAGTATTATATCGGGTGCACCAACAGCATCACGTCATATGTTAGTATCTACTCCTGATAGACACTTAGTATTTTTTGGAACAGAAACAACTATTGGAGATACATCAACACAAGATGATATGTTTGTAAGATTCTCGGATCAAGAAGACATAAATACATATGTGCCTACAGCAACCAATACAGCTGGTACACAGAGACTGGCCGACGGATCACAGATCAGAGGAGCAATCAGAGGTAGGGATGCAATTTATGTTTGGACTGATACAGCGTTGTTCACACAACGTTTTGTTGGACAACCATTTACCTTTGCGTTTGCACAGGTTGGAACTAACTGCGGACTTGCAGGACAGAACGCATGTGTTGAAGTTGATGGTGCTGCATATTGGATGTCAGAAAATGGTTTTTTTAGATATGCTGGTAAGTTAGAATCACTATCTTGTTTAGTAGAAGACTTTGTTTATGATAATATAAATTTAGAATCTGGTAATCAAATGGTATCAGCAGGATTAAATAACTTGTTTGGTGAAGTTATTTGGTTTTATCCAACAACAGGATCATCAGTTGTTAATAGACAAGTCACATATAATTATTTTGATTCATCACCACAAAGACCAGTATGGACTGTTGGTTCATTAGCTAGAACTATGTGGGAAGACTCTGCAGTATTTGGTAGCCCACACGCTACTTCATACGAAGCAGGAACAGACACATCGTTTGATGTTGTGGGTAACACAGAAGGTAGAACAATATACTATGAACACGAAACAGGGACTGATCAAGTACAAGGTGGTTCAACTACAGCAATCGTTGCAAGCATTGAATCAGGAGATTTTGATATTACACAACAAAGATCGGCCCAAGGAACACAAACTGGTGTTGCAACGTTTAGAGGAGACGGTGAGTATCTTATGAAGATAAGAAGATTTGTACCTGATTTTATATCTCAAACTGGCAATACACAAATTACATTTTTATTAAGAGACTTTCCAAATGATACACAAGCAAGTTCTTCTTTGGGTCCTTTTACAGTTTCATCATCTACTAAAAAAGTAGATACACGTGCAAGAGCTAGAGCTGTTGCATTGAAAATAGCAAACACAACAACTAATCAAAGTTGGAAACTAGGAACTTTTAGATTAGATATACAACCGGATGGACGTAGATAATGGCAAAAATTGTACAGGTAATAACTAGACCATCAAACGAATATGATTTACAGACTGCAGAAGCTCAAGTAAGAGATCTTGACGCAATTGTTGAAAAATTAAACTCAACGTTTCAAGAAGATTTAAAAGACGAAGTTGAAGCGTTTAACTTTTTTATTAATTAATGGCTAATCAATTTAAATTTGTTGGTATAGATAACAGCACAACCGGTGGTGCATTAACTCCGTTTGGATCAGGTAATCCTTTAGTCAGTGAGACTTATGTTATCAAATCATTATTAGTAACAGCTGCAGGTACACCCACAGTCACTGTTACAAACAACAGTATTACAGCCATAAAATCAGCAGCTTTGACTGCTAATGTAACAACAGAATTACTCACTCAACCTTTAATTATTGAGGGTGGTAATACCCTAACCGTACAATCAAGCAGCACGGATTCGTTTGAT